AATGCAGAGGCGCAATCAATCGCTTCTGTAGATTCTGCGGAAGACAAAGGCCCTAAGGCGAAAGCTCGTAAAGGCGACAAATCAAACGCAGAACCAATGCCAAAAACAAAAGCTGGCATGATCAATGCAATGTACGGCAAAATGTCTAAAATGAAAAAAGAAGACCTTGTCGGTGCATATGGTAAAATGATGGGTGAAGATGTAGACCTAGAAGATATCGAAGCTACTCTTGCTGAAGATCAAGATCTTGACTATAAAGTCGATTTCTCTGACGACCTAAACGCATTGGTTGAATCTGAGGCAACTCTTTCAGAAGAGTTTAAAGCCAAAACAGCTGTAATTTTTGAAGCTGCGGTAAAAGCAAAACTTTCCGAAGAAATCGATCGTTTGGAAGAAGCATATGCGGAAGAACTGGAAACAGAGCTAGCTTCTACAAAAGAAGAGATGGTAGAGAAAGTTGATAGCTACCTCAACTATGTTGTTGAGACATGGATGGAAGAAAACAGAGTGGCTGTACAAGCTGGTCTGCGTACCGAGATCGCAGAGACATTTATGAACAAGATGAAAGATCTGTTCGTAGAGTCTTATGTCGAAGTACCTGAGTCCAAAGTTGACCTCGTCGACGAACTAGCTGCTGCAAACGAAGAGCTTGAAGAAAGCTACAACGATGCAATGGCAAAATCTATCGCACTTAGTGAAGAGCTAGAAGATCTAAAACGTGATGCTATCATTCGTGAAGCAGCTCGTGATCTAGCAGAAACACAAGTCGAAAAACTAAAAACTCTTGCGGAAGACATTGACTTCGAAGACGAAGCAACATTTGCACAAAAAGTTGCTACAATCAAAGAAGCATATTTCGCAAAGAAAACCGCTGAGTCAGCAATCGTTGAAGACACTGAAGAAGAAACACCTTCTGAAGAAGTTAGCGACGTAATGTCTCAGTACCTTAACGCAATTAGAAAATCATCCAAGTAAGGAGTCCCTATAATGGAAACTTATGATCGTTTGGTGGAAAAGTGGAACCCAGTTCTAGCAGAAGAATCTGCTGGTTCTATCGCTGACTCCCACCGTAAAGCAGTTACCGCTGTTCTTCTAGAAAACACAGAAAAAGCTCTTCGTGAAGAGCGCGCACAGATGAACTTCTTGTCAGAAGCTGGTCCTGCTACTTCTGTAACTAACGCTTCTGTATCTAACTGGGATCCAGTATTGATCTCATTGGTACGTCGCGCAGCACCTAACATGATCGCATATGACGTTGCAGGCGTTCAGCCGATGACTGGCCCAACAGGCTTGATCTTCGCGATGAAAGCACGTTACGGCACAGGTACAACTGGTGCAACTGAAGCTCTATTCAACGAAGCAGACACTACATATGCTGGTGACTCTTCTGATACACAATCTGCAGACCCATCAGGTCTAGGTGGATTGACCGACTCAAATGGCGACTCATCGATCAACAACGATCGTACTGGTCCAACATTTGGCGACGGTATGACAACAGAGAATGCAGAACTTTCTGGCGCATTCCGCAACATGGGCTTCACCATCGAGAAGCAAACCGTGACTGCGAAATCACGTGCGTTGAAAGCGGAATATTCTCTAGAACTAGCACAAGACTTGAAAGCGATTCACGGTCTTGATGCTGAGACAGAATTGGCAAACATTCTGTCAACAGAGATTCTAGCGGAAATCAACCGTGAAGTAATCCGTACAATCAACAGCCAAGCTAAAACTGGTGCTTCTCAAGCTTCTACAGCAATCAACGGTATCTTTGACATGTCAACAGATGCTGACGGTCGTTGGTCAGTTGAAAAGTTCAAAGGCCTACACGTACAAATCGAACGTGATGCAAACGTAATCGCAAAAGAAACACGTCGCGGTAAAGGTAACTTCGTTATCTGTTCTTCTGACGTTGCTTCTGCTCTTGCAGCTGCAGGTGCTTTGGACTATGCTCCAGCGCTTTCAACTAACTTGAACGTTGACGACACAGGCAACACATTTGCTGGTGTTCTTAACGGTAAAACAAAAGTCTATATCGACCCATATGCGACAACTGACTATGTAACTGTAGGTTACAAAGGCACAAACCCATATGACGCCGGTATCTTCTACTGCCCATACGTTCCACTAACAATGGTACGTGCGGTTGGTGAAAATGACTTCCAGCCAAAAATCGGGTTCAAAACTCGTTACGGCATGGCAGGCAACCCATTCACACCTGGTGCGATCAGCAACAACGGTTTGGGCACAGCTAAGTCTAACCAGTACTACCGTATCTTCCGTGTAGACAACATCATGGCGTAAGCCTGATATAACTATAAGAGATCTTAAACTTGGAGGGCTTCGGCCCTCCTTTTTTTTATAAAAAAGTTTCGTTTGTTTTCAATCACTTAATGTAAGCTATTGTTTTTAAACAAAACTTTTTCCTTTACATTTGCTTTTTTATATGGTATTCTAGATATATCAGATAAAGGAGATACCAATGTTACTACCAAATGGCTCAATGATCAAGAACGACGTAATCGAATGCTTCAACGCAGCAGTTCAAGACGAATTCAATACGCGTCCTGGTGTTGGTACAACTGACTTCTGGAACTTTGTTGAGTCTGACATGTATCAAGGTCTTCGTATGTTCTATAACTCGGAATACATTGACGCTTGCTTTGACGTATTAGCAGATAACTTTGAAAACGCATAAGGAGACTATTTTACTCAGCGTCGTGGAGATGAGGGGACCGGGCCTAAACTCTCCCAGACAATCACGTCGTTGAACAGCGGCGTTGAGTAAAGCAGTTTCCCTCGAAACTTGGCTGCTGAAAAGCAGCCTTTTTTCGTTTATAAATAGTAGCAAGTTCAGTAATGGAAAACAACTATGCCTACATTAAATCCAAGTGTCACTGTAGACGTAAGTACTACGAGCTCTACGAGCCAGCTCAATAATATTAACTACCTACAGCCAAACGCGTTTAAACTTACAATTGATAGGAAGAACTTTCCTAACCTTGAGTTCTTTGCTCAATCTGTGCTGCATCCAGACACATCTCTAACCGCAGCAGAACTTCCACATCTACGTGTGGCAAATGTACCTTTTGCTGGAGATACGTTACGGTTTGGAGAACTATCTGCATTGATTATTCTAGATGAGAACATGAACTCATACATTGAGATGTACAACTGGATTACTCGCATCGTACAACAGGATTATAAATCTCCACTAAATAGAACTAGTACGATACCACCAACGAGTGCTGATATTACTGTGTCTATTCTATCTAGTCACAATAACGTTACTCGGCAGATCAAATACAAAGATTGTATACCAACTGGTCTGGGTAACATATCTTTTGAATCGACCACCACCGAATCTTTTATTACGTATCCCGCTAATTTTAGATTCTCTTACTTTGAAGTTTCTTAACTGAAATAGGAACATTATGATTGACTTGAAAACGATTCTTGCTATGTGGCAAGAGGACTGCATTATTGATAATAATAAACTAGACTCAACTTCTCGAGATACTCCGAAACTACACGCTAAGTACCTTCAGCTCTTGGCCGAGGCTAAGCTCATGAAGAAGAAAGCAGAGTTTGCTCAGAAGAACCTACTCAAAGAGAAATGGCTGTACTACAACGGAAAGATGGATCAGGACCAGCTGATTGAAAAAGGTTGGGATCCCGATCCGTTCAATGGTCTACGTATTCTCAAAGGTGAAATGGATTACTATTACGACTCAGATCCAGAGATCCAGCAGTCCGAAGAGAAAATAGAGTACTGGAAGACGGTTATAGATAGTCTTACAGATATAATTGATAACTTAAAATGGAGACATCAAACTATCTCGAACATGATTCGTTGGAGGCAGTTTGAACAAGGTGACTGATGGCTGACTATAAGGTTCAACTCAAAGACTATAGTATGATGTATGTCGACTGTGAACGTGGACATGCTCAGGAACTATCAGAGTACTTCTCTTTTTACGTTCCCGGTTATAAGTTCATGCCTGCTTATCGTAATAAAGTATGGGACGGAAAGATTCGCCTGTACAATAGCATGACAAATGAGTTGAACGCTGGCCTATTTCATTACCTTCGTAAGTTTTGTGCTGAGAGAGGATACACCTATGAGGTCGAAGAGTCAGATTACGGTGCACCTACAGATAAAAATATTGTAGAACAAAAAGTATTTGATCAGTTCTTACAGGCTTCTCACTTACCTTTCCCTCCAAGAGACTATCAGTACGACGCAGTAATCCGTGCTTTGATTTCAAATAGAGCTATTCTGTTATCACCTACAGGATCTGGTAAGTCATTCATTATCTATTTGATTATGAAATATTGGATGAGTATGGTAAATGAACATGATAAAGTTTTGATTATTGTTCCGACTACATCTTTGGTCGAACAGATGTACGCAGATTTTAAAGACTACGGAATGTTAGTTGAGAACGCCTGCCATAGGATCTATTCGGGTAAAGACAAGAACACGGACAAACGTGTTATCATATCAACATGGCAGTCAATCTATAAGTATCCTAAGAAATGGTTCGAACAGTTTGGTATGGTAATCGGTGACGAGTGCCATGGGTTTAAGTCTAAGTCCCTGTCGTCTATTATGAACAAGGCGACTCAAGCAAAGTATAGGTTTGGCACAACTGGCACACTCGACGGTACACAGACTCACAGACTTGTCCTCGAGGGATTATTTGGTCCCGTCCATCAGGTCACCATGACAAAAACGTTACAAGACGAAGGAACATTGGCTCCTTTAGACATTAAAGTACTTTTATTAAATTATTCAAAAGAAGTGAGGAAAGACTTTGGAATCAAGACATACCAGCAAGAAATTGACTTCCTTATTGGAAACACTACTCGTAATCGGCTCATTCGCAATCTCGCTTTGGATGCTAAAGGAAATACTCTCGTCTTATTTAATCGTGTGGACGCTCATGGAAAGCCTCTCTTTGAGATGATAAATAGTAAGGTAGAGGAAGGACGGAAGGTGTTCTTCGTTTCTGGTGAAGTAGCAACTTCGGACAGAGAAGCAATTCGTAAAATCGTGGAGAAACAGAAAGATGCTATTATTGTCGCAAGCCTGGGTACTTTTTCCACCGGCATTAATATACGTAATCTGCATAATATTTTATTTGCAAGTCCGTCAAAGTCCCAAATTAAAGTCTTGCAGTCAATCGGACGAGGACTACGACAGTCAGACGACGGGAGAGAAACTACTCTTTATGACATCACGGACGACCTCCACTGGCAAAACAGAAAGAACTACACTTTACTTCATGGAGCAGAAAGAGTAAAGATCTATGACAAAGAGCAGTTCAATTATAAAATTATTAAGGTAGACATAGAATGAGCGAACCATTAGTCAGACAGATGAAACTCACCAGCGGTGACGAAATCATTTGTGAAGTCATTGACTGGGTTGATGACGAGGGACCTATGGTCGTAGTTCGCAATCCTCTTCGTGTAATTACTGTAGACAAAGCAGACGGAATGCGGTATCATGTTTTTCGTCCATATATGGTTATGCAACTCGAGGAAGGCGTGTTCCAAACTTTAAACTCGGATCATATCATTATTGAAGGGACACCTGTAAAAGAAGTCGTGAAAGAATACTACAACGCGATCAATCTAGAAACAGAGCAGCCAGAAGAAGAAAGCGACAAGAAGTTTAACGAGTACATGAAAAAGATAAAAGACATGCTTGATGCAAACGAAGCTTCGTACTTAGATTCAGATGCTCCAAATAATACTGTAATTCGATTCCCCGGAAAGAATAGGTTACACTAGTATCCCCATCCACCATAAAGGATACCTTTAAATTATATACAGTTTTTCCGGTTTGTAAACCCCTAAAATGCATAAAAAATAAATTATTTTTACTGTTTACATTTATATGATTATAGTATAGAATAAAACTATTGAATGAGGATATATTATGGCAAAAAAGAAAAGCATTCATTACGTTAACAACAAAGAATTTTCACAAGCAGTTGTTGATTACGTAAAGACTGTACAAGAAGCAAAAGCAAAAGAAGAGCAACTTCCAATTGTTCCGGACTATATTGCTCAGTGTTTTCTGAAGATCGCCGAGGGCCTTTCCCACAAGTCTAACTTTATTCGTTACACCTATCGTGAAGAGATGGTAATGGACGCTGTGGAGAACTGTCTAAAAGCGATTGAGAACTATAACATTGAAGCAGCCACACGTTCTGGTAATCCTAACGCCTTTGCTTACTTTACACAGATCTCGTGGTATGCTTTCCTACGTCGTATCGCAAAAGAAAAGAAACAACAAGACGTCAAGTTGAAGTACCTGTCTCAGTCTGGTATCGAGCAGTATATCCTCAGCGACTTTGATGACACCGCTGCGAACAATGCAGTACAGCTATTTGTTGATCAGCTCAAGGATCGTATTGATAAAGTCAAGGAACGCGACACAGAGTTCCGTCAGTACGTACAAGAGGAAAAGATCCGTAAGAAGCGTGTAATGAAAGTTGATTCTGACCTACAAACATTTATGGACGATGAATGAAAATAGCTATTTTGAATGATACCCATTGTGGTATCCGTAATTCTTCTGAAATCTTTCTTGATAACGCAGATAAATTTTATAATGAAATATTCTTTCCGTACCTATTAGAAAACGATATTAAGCACATCCTCCACCTTGGAGACTACTACGACAATCGCAAGTTCATTAACTTTAAGGCTCTGCACCGTAATCGTAAGATGTTCTTACACAAGCTTCGTAAGTATGGTATCACTATGGACATCATCTGTGGTAACCATGACACGTATTACAAGAACACTAATGATTTAAACTCATTGAAAGAACTACTCGGTCACTATATGAATGAGGTTCATATCATTAATGACCCTACAGTTCTTGAGTACAACGAGCTCAAGATCGCTATGGTTCCCTGGATTAATCCTGAGAATGAAAAAGAATACATTAATTTCATTCAGACGTGTGATGCACCTATTCTTGGTGGGCACTTGGAACTAAACGGCTTTGAACTAGCAAAAGGTATCGAAAGCACTCACGGTATGGACCCGGCTATCTTCAATAGATTTGAGATGGTAATGTC